GTTCAGGGCGCAGGGCAGGTATCACCGGGCGCGCATGACAATCTCCGGCGACTGGTCGAAGGCGCTCGGGATTGACATCGAGGCGCGGGAGATTGGCCGGCGATGACAGCGAGAACCAGCAACTTCCGGCGGCTGAACCCGGTCACAGCGACGACGCGAGAGATCGCAGAGGTCTTGAACCGCACCATCGACGGCGGTCTGAATAGCTGGGATTATGTGACGCTTCAGGCGAGTGTGACGGAGACGACGCACAGCGACCCGCGCTTCTCGACAGAAAGCGTGGTGTTTTTCACGGCAATCAACGGGTCGCCCGAGCACCACCAGCCATACATTAAATCGACGTCAACTGACGGGACGATGAAAATTGGACACAAGAACCACGGGCATACACAGGAATTCGCCTACCTTATTATCGGTTGACCAGTGGGCGCGCTGCTCGAAATACATCGAGGATGCACTCGAATACGCAGGCGGCTCGCACACAATACAGGACGTGATGCTTGCCGTGTCGGAGGGCAAGGCCCAGTTTTTTCCGCTCGATAAGTCTGCTATAGTGACTGAGATCGTTGATTACCCGCAGAAGGCAATGTGCCGGATTTGGCTGGCGGGTGGTGACTTGGACGAGCTAGTAGAAGCGGAAGTTGCACTCAGTGCGTGGGCCAAGACGCAGGGGTGCGACGGGATGGAGATCATCGGGCGTAGGGGTTGGTCTCGCAAACTAGAAAGCTACCGAGAGAGCGCGGTGGTATTGATGAAGGATTTCAGCGATGAGTAAAGGCGGCGGAACCACAAGGCAGGTCACGCAGACCATTACGGACCCGACCACGGCCCCATTTAAAGAGTTTGGGCTGTCAGAGGCAAAGCGCCTCTATGGAGAGGGCCCGATGCAATACTTCCCCGGCCAAACGGTCGTGGGCTTCTCCCCCGAGACGGAGATGGCCTTGTCGGGCTTGCGGCAGCAAGCAATCAGCGGCTCACCGTTCATTGGCGCGGTTCAAGATGTGGTGATGCAGAACCTCACCGGCACGAACCCACTTCAGGCAGCCGCGTTCCGACCAGTGGTCGAGCAGATCGAGGCGCAATTCGGAAAAGCCGGGCGATACGGCTCAGGCTACCAGCAGCGCGCAGTCGCTGAGGGGCTTGCGCCGGCGGCATTGACGGCGCAGCAGGCTGCAATCCAACAAGCACCCGGCGCACGCCAGCTTGGCTTCGCTGACCTTGAGACGCTGGCCGGCGTCGGCGCAGCCCGCGAAGCTCAAGAGCAGGCGCAGCTTGCGGCTGACATTGAGCGCTTCCAGTTTGAAGAGCAGGCACCGCAGGCGGCGCTTGCGAATTACCTCGCCTCGGTGCAGGGCGGTCAGCTTGGCACGCAGCAGATCACGCCGCAGTACTCACAGCCTGCGCTGTCTGCTTTGGGTGGGGCGTTGGGTGGTGCTCAAATCGGTCAGATGATGGCTGGGCCGGGCGCAGCGGTTAATCCTTTATATGCCCTCGGCGGCGGGCTTCTTGGCTTAATTTAGGTGATGTAATGGCAAACGGATTACTCGGCACATCTTTCGACGACCCGCGCACCCGGTTCAACCTTGCCACGGCGATGGGCCTTCTTGAGGCTGGCGGGCCGTCTCCCGTCCGCACTTCTATTGGTCAAGGCATCGGGCGCGCCGGCATGATGGGCATGCAGGCCTACGACGCGGCGCTTCAGGCACAGCGCGCAAAGAAACTGGAAGACTTGCAGTTCAAAGTGGCGCAGTCGAAACTTGCGACGGCTGAGGCTGAGGCCGCTAAGAGGCGTCAGATGGCGACAGCTATGGGGCGCTATAAGATGGCCGCGACCCCTGAGATGCGGCAGCAAATTTACGCCACAGAAATCGACCCGCTTGGCGCGGCGAAGTTCCAAATGGAGCAGCGCGCAAAAGCGCCGACAACGCAGGAGTTTGTGGACGATGCCACAGGGCAGACCGTGCTTAGGGCATACAACCCCCAGACCCGACGGTTCGACATTGATATGGGGCCGACGAAACGCGCGCCCGACCCGAAGACAATCACTTCAGGTGGTGTGACCGGCACTGTGAGCAGAAATGTTTTCGGCCACCCGACGTTTATTCCACTTTCGGGCGCGCCTGTGACGCCTCAGAAGCCAACCATTGTCCAGACGGGCGTTGCCGACATTCCGGGCGCGACGCAGCAGAACATACCTGTGCCTGACCCCACCGCGCCGGGCGGGTTTAAGCTGGTGCCGGTCGGGCCGGTGAAGTTGCCCAAGCCGAGTACCGGCACCGTCACAAGCATTGACCCCGAAACAGGGCAAATAACTATATCTCAAGGCGTTCCCGGTGCTGACTTGGCAAAGCCAACCGTAAAGGCGATTGAGACGCAGATACTTGAGACGCAGAACGTCCTCTCAAGCCTAGACCAGATCGAAAATATGTTTGATCCGTCGTATCTTACTATCCCTACTCAGCTAGAAAACTACGTCTCCTTGCAAATGGAAAGGCTGACCGGGGTCCCCGTTGCTGACGCGCAAGGGCTTATGAATTACTCGCAGTTCCGAGCGCAGACGCAAAATCTGTTCAGCACAATTCTGAAGCAACTTTCTGGCGCGGCGGTCACCAAGTTTGAACTTGATAACGCCAAACGGTTCCTGCCAGACGTAAAAGACAGCCCGACGGAGTTCAGGGCGAAGCTGGACAACTTCCGCAATGTGACGGCGGCGGCGCTTTACCGGGCGCAGCAACTTCGTTCTGGTAACGACAAAATCACTGACAATCTGGCGCGAAAGTATCCGTTGTCGCTCCAAACGCAAGGTGGCAACCTGATGTATATTGACGACTTCGTCCAGCAGTGGACGGCCCACCCGGACAACGCTGGCAAGACGCAAGCTGACGCCCTGTCTGTTTGGGCCGAAAGCGCGAAGAAGCAGGGGGCATAAAATGAGCAACGGTCTTCTAGGATTTACGCCCACAGGCATGACCCGGCCAATCGTGGAAACCGGCACAATGGACGCTGCGTCGGTCCCCACTACTGCGGCTGCGTCGTTAATCCAAGACCCGCAGGCGCGGATGCGTTACTACTCGCAGCAGATGGGCATCCCTATGGAGCGCTTTGGAGTTAGCGATGGGCGCATCGTCTACCGCACTGATCGCGGCACCTTGCAGGCTGTGTCGCCCGGGCCGCTGCGGTCTTTTGTAAAAGGTCTCGGCCCATCCATCCCCGCAACAGGGGCGGCTCTTGGGACGGTCGGCGGATCACTCTTCGGCCCCGGCGGTATGGTCGCTGGTGGCACGACAGGGGCAATGACTGGGCAGTATCTGCGCGAGGCGATGGCCCGGCAGATGGCTGGTCAGCGCATCAGCCCCTTCCGCGTCGCCGCTGAGGGCGCGATTGATCTGACTGCGTCTCTGACTGGCATGTTGATTGGAAAGGGTCTCAGCCGCGCGGCAATTAAGGACGCAGCGAAACAGTTCGACAGGGCGATTAAACAGACAGGCTCAACCGCAGCCAATGCGCTCAAGTCAACGCTCGATACGGTAAATCGAAAATACGGCACAAACATCAGGATCACTCCTGCGGAACTTACCGGAAACGCTGACCTGATCGCGATGCAGAAGGCTCTTGCTGGAGACCCCCGCACAGGCGAGACGATGGCGCAGTTCGCCGCCGAGCGTGGTACTCAGATCGGTCGCGCAGCGGGGCAGGCGTTTGAAGACATTGCGCCGGGCGCGCCGCCGCGTGAGGTTGCTGGGGCGCAGATGGCGAGGGCATCAGAGGACGCGATGGTGCAGCTTGCAAGGGATCGCGCTCGCGCGGGCGCACCGGCTTATGCGGAGGCGTTTGAGAAGGGCGCTGAGGTGGATGTGTCCCGTGTCGTTAGGGCGTTTGAGCAGTCAATAAAAGACAACCCCCGCCTTGGTGCAAAGATGCGGTCCGCTCTCAAATTTATTGCGACGCCGGTCAAGAACAAGGAAGGAACCGTTGTTGGTTACCGACCGAACAAAAGTGTCAGCCTTCAGTTCGTTCAAGACAACGTGAAAGAATTGATGGACGACATGATTGGTGCGGCGAAACGGGCTGGTCGGAATAAGGAGGCGCTTCGTCTGCAAGAAGTTCAGGGAACGCTTCTCAAGGAGATGGACGCGCAAGTTTCTGAGTACGCTGGCGCGCGCAAAATCTGGGGCGACCTGAGTCGCCCCATTGATGACGTTGAGGGCGGCATCCTTCCCCTGATCGCCAACAAGAACCTCCGAGACTTTGAGTATATGGGCGGCAGGCTGTTCAAAAACGCCTCACCGTCCTCTATTGCTGCGGCTAAGGCAAACATCCTCAAGGTCGATGGCGGCGAAAAAATATGGGATAGCTTCACACGCGGCGCACTTGAGAGCATCTGGGAGGGCGCGTCCAAAATACGGCAGGGAGAGATTTCTCGGCCAGACGTTGCGGCGTCTATGGCCCCGGCGCGCTTTTGGACAGATTTCGGTCAGGGAGAGGGTTACAAGCGCCTCAAGGCCGCTCTGTCTCCTGATCAGATGGAGGCAATGGACAATCTGCTCAAGGTTATGCAGGCGTCCTCTCGCGCGATCTACACAGGCACTGACACGGCAGCTAAGGAAAGCGCACAAGACCTCATCAACAAGACAGGCTTCCAAGGTCTCTTGCAATTCGCTTCTGCGCCGTGGCGCGCCCTTGGAGCCGCCAGCGACGCCACCGCGCGCCAGCTTCAGAACGTCAACGTCAGGAAGCTGGCCGACACGATAACTGGCGAGGGTTCGGTTGAAACGCTCAAGGAAATCGCCGCCGGGCGCGAGGGCGGGTTCTTTAACGAGCGCAACTTGACCATTGTGGGTCGCGCACTGGCGCAGGGTGGTGGTATTATCAGGCCGATGGTCACAGACGGCATCGCAGGCAGGGAGCCAGCGCCGATTGAAGAACTTGGCAAGACGCCAGAGGCCGGTTACCCCGGCGGCGCGTCAAACCCGCTCAACCAGTAGAGGAACACACAGATGGCCAAGGACAAGCTGTCCCAATACGACAACAGCGCGGCGAACAACACCGACGTCGGCGGGATCAACCTGTCCGAGGGCGTGATGGTCCCAAGCGATTTGAATAACTCGCTCAGGGAAATCATGTCCCACCTCGCTGACTTCGCCGACGCGACTGAGGCGGTTGATGCGGTTGCGGTTGATAACCTGAAGCTTGACGGCAACACGCTGTCATCCACCGACACAAACGGCAACGTCATCGTCTCGCCAAACGGCACCGGAAACGTCGAGATCGCAAAAGACCTTCAGCTTAACGGCACCACAAACAACTGGACTATCGAGGTCGACGGCAGTGATCACCTGATCTTCAAGTATAACGGCACCGCCGTCCTGAAGATTGAAGACAACGGCCACATCACGTCAGGCAATGACGTGACGGCATTCGGTACAGTTTAATGCCAGTGAACGGTGGAGCAGGGAGCGCGATCTCGCTGTCTGAGGTTCAGACATTTTACGGCGGCTCTAACCCGATCAGCATGAGCGAGTATTATCGCGGCGGGTCTGAAGTGCCGGACGCCGCCGTCGCCGCTGCGTCTGCCAGTGGCAAAGCGTCAAACACAACGTCAAACATCGCGGTCGTTGTGACGACTGGCTCGACAAGCAGCACCATCAGCGGCACTCACATCTCGGGCACACAGACAATGGATACCGGCACTGCCGGAGGCGCGACGGCCACCTTGACTTGGGGCAATAACAGCAATGAAGGCTCGGTAGGACTAGAGGTGAACGGCACCTATGTCGGCGGCGTCGGGGAGAGCACCACCACCACTGCAACCCTCAGCGACGGTGATACCTTCCGAGTTTTTGTGCAAAGTGGCGACGGGTTTGGCATATTTAGCTACACGCGCCTCACTACCGCATACGACATGACAATCACAAACAACACCGGCCAGACTGTGGACATGACAATGTCACCGTGGTCTGACGACAGCAGTTTCACGAACGGTGAGGTCGCGACGGCCAACGGGCAGGCGTCTAACGCGTGGTCGTGGTCGCACCCGGCGGTGACGGGCACCGGCAACACCAACGTGCCGACGTCAGGCGTGATTAGCCTCGACACTTTCAACGACCCCGGAAGCCCGGCCCCGTGAGGATGTAATGCCAGAAGAACAGAAAATCGCCCTCGACGTTGCGGCTGGGACAGGCACCGCTGCTGCGATGATGGATATGGCCCCAAACGCTGTGGCGCTGATCACGGGCGTGTGGGTGTTGATCAGGATCTGGGAGACCGAAACAGTCAAGCGATTGACCGGGCGCGACTGATGTGGAGATGCTGCACGTTTTCTGCTTGGTGGTTGTCCTCGACGACAGGACGGTGAGCCGCGACGCCTGCTGGTATGACCTCGACCGCTGCATCTATTTTGCGCGACGCATAAAGCAGCAGTCTCCAAGGCGGTTCAAAACGTACTGCCTGCCGGAGTTTATCGAAGCAGGAAGCAGGAAGGTGTACTGATGATCGCAATCCCGATGATCGACCTGATACAGGTAGGGCTGTTGCTAGCGATCCTTGTTCTTGTAACGAGGCGCTAGTGCTTGCAGAATTAGCCGCTGCCAACGCCGCCTTTGCGGTGATCAAAACTGCTGTGCAAAATGGCAGGGAAATCGCGTCGGCTGGCAGTGCGATTGCTGACTTTGTTGGCGCGAAAGAAGCCCTCCAGAAGAAGGCGCAAAAGAAGGGCGGCGGTTCTGACCTCGAAGAATTTATGGGGCTGGAGAAAATCCGCCAGCAAGAGGAGGAGCTAAAGACCATCATGATCTACGCTGGCCGTCCGGGCCTCTGGCACGACTGGCAAAAGTTTCAGGCCAAAGCGCGGATCGCACGGCGTGAGGCTGAGATAGCCGCCGCGAACAAGCGCCGCAAGATCATCGACGGCTGCATCATCGCGGCTTTTGTTGTCGGCTGTCTGGCGGTGATCGCCGGGCTGGTGCTTCTGATACTGCACGAACAGGGGAGACTGTGACGACGTCCGCAACAACAACCGGCCTCGCCGGAGAGTATCTGACGGCGGCCGCCATTCTCGGGCTTGGCTGGCGCGTCTCCCCGGCGCAGCAGGACAGCGTGGATCTTGTGGCGTGGAATTCCGCCGGCGTCTTCATGCGGGTGCAAGTGAAGTCGTCGCAGCTTCGCTTTGAGAAGAACCACCGGCCCTGTTATCAATTCCAGAACGGGGCCGGGCGGGTAAAGAAGACGCTGCCATCGCTTGAGAAGTTTGACATTCTCGCGCATTGCGCCATCAACTGCCGGAAGGTACATTTTCAGGCGGCGTGCTGCGTCAACCAATACTCGCAGCGCCGCCCGCAGGGTTGGTTCGACCAGCCGGATCTGGAGCTAGACAGCTTTGAGAAGGCGTATCAGATAGTGATGGAGACGCGGAATGGATAAACTGATTGAGATGATCAAGCATCACGAGGGTGTGGTGGCGCACGCTTATGAGGACAGCCGTGGGTATCTCACCATCGGCGTGGGGCGGCTCATCGACGAGAAGCTGGGCGGCGGACTGTCCGACGACGAAATCGACTACCTGCTGGCGAATGATCTCAAGCGCTGTCAGGCAGAGGCGGAGACATACCCGTGGTTTGCTGGCCTCTCAGAGCCGCGTCAGGCGGTTGTGGTCTCGATGCTGTTCAATCTAGGCAAGCCACGCTGGGATGGCTTCAAGAAGGCTCAGGCGGCGATTGAGGCGGGTGATTACGGTGAAGCTGCGTCGCAGATGCTCGACAGCCGATGGGCGGCGCAAGTCGGCAAGCGCGCCGAGGATATGGCCGCGATGATGGTTAGCGGGGAATGGGCATGATCGTGTGGGACATGCACAACAGGACAACCAAAGAACAGGCGAAGAGAAACCGAGATGAGCAAGACGCTGCTAGAGTACAAGATTATCCCCCGGTTCATGATGTTGGCGTTCACGCTGATGGCGTGGAACGTGTGCGACTGGTTCATGAGCCTCGGGCCTGACGCGACAACGCAGCAGACCGCGTTCGTCTCGACCATCGTCGGTGCCGCCACAGGCGCGTTCGCCGTGTGGATGGGCAACGAAAGCAAATGAAGTGGCTGCTGCTGATGATCATCGCCAGCGCGGATGGCGAGATCGCGGTCAATGTGCTGTCGGCGCATGAGACGATGGCGCACTGCCACGTCGCTGGCACCAAAATCAACTGGGAAGAGCGCATGCCGATCAACAAAGAGATGCTATGCTTCCCCACTGAATTTCAATTTGAGGTGATGGAATGATACAGGCATTAATCCCCGCAGTGTCCGGCATCCTCGACAAGTTTGTCGAGGACAAGGACCAGAAGGCAAAGCTGGCGCACGATCTTGCGACGATGGCGGAGCGGCACGCGCAGGAACAGATACTCGCGCAGATCGAGGTGCTGAAGGCCGACGCAAAGGGCAACTGGTTTCAGGCGTCGTGGCGTCCGCTGATCGGATGGATATGCGGCCTGAGCCTCGGTATCAACTATATGGTCAGTCCGATCTGCGCCGGGTTCGGCGTAGTGATCCCGCAGGCTGATATGTCTGTGATGATGCCTCTGATGTTTGGAATGCTCGGCATCTCTGGCATGAGGTCATACGACAAAGCTAAGAAGACCGACACGAAATAAAAAAGACCCCACGCCGAAGCGCGGGGCCAGTTTCGGAGGAACCTGCGGGTATAACGCCACCCGCCAAGCGATTAGTCAAAAGGATCGTAAGCTTCGGCGACGTCCTCGTCAACCTGCCCCGCGCCCTCGCACAGACGGCACTCCATCTGCGCCTCGTCGATGTAGCCACCGCGCCAGTCTCCCGGCGCGGCGACCCTCACCTCATACCACGCGACGCCTTTCCCGTCGCACTCAGGGCAGGTGGTCATGCCGCCACCTCCTCGTAAGCGGTCGCCCATTCAATGAGCAGGTGATGGCACTTGTCGATTTGATCGTCAGTCATGCCAAGTTCATCGCGCGCGATGTTTACGGCGAGAGAGGCATGCGCGTAAGAGATGCGGCTAAGGCGAGCGTACTCGTCATAATCGTCCTCACTGACAAGCACAGAGGCCGCCTGCCGGTTGTGAGCTTCTGCCTTGTGCTGGTGGAACGCAAAGTCCACAAAAGTCTCAATCTGGGCTTCGGTTGGCTTTTTCATCGTATGTCTCCCTTCGATGATGGAAATGGGGCCGTTAGGCCGCCACCCAGTTAGCTTGCTCCACGAGCCACGTCATATGCTCGTCGCGAGCGACAACCTGAATTTGATAATACAGGATATCCTCGGGGCCGACGGCCTCGATCTCGCTGTAGTCGAGATCGTGGAGCGCCTTGGACTGCTCGACGGCGCGGTCATAGCAGGCCATCGCGTCAATCCCATTGTCGAATTCCTTGACCCGATGGCAGGAGCCATCCTTCTTGAAAAAGCGAACTTCACAGTAAGTCATCGTGTGTCTCCCTTCGATGATGGTGAGGGGTGGCGCTAGGCCACCCACTCTGCTTTTGTCGGGCGCTTGAAGAACCCGAACTTCTCGTCGTCAGCACTAGGCGTGACGGTTGCGGTGAATGTGACGCGCTTGCCCGGCATGTCCTCGGCGCGGAGATGTGGAAAGTCCGTCTCGCCATCCCAGTTAAACAGGGATGTCGGAATCGTACCCCAGAGCTTGAAGCCGTCGTCCGACTTGAACAGCATCTTCCACGTCCAGCCGAAAGCGTTCTCGCGCTGATCGGTCGAGACAATGACGCCGGTCAGGACGACGCGACCCTCCGGGCAGTCGGCAGCGCTGGCGCGCTCTGCCTCGCGCTCGGCGTTGCGCTTTGCTTCGCGCTCCTTGCGGTCGGTCATGATCTTGCGGACGGCAGCTTCCTGCTTTTCGGTGAGGTGGCCCCACTCGTCAAGCTGCGCGCACATTGCGCCGAGGAAGCCGTCGGTGCCGAACCAGCCGAAGAGGAAGCCCTCGACCTCGCGGCGGGTCTCGTCCGCAGCGATCCAGCGGTCGTTGCGACCCTTGCTGGCGTTCGCCTTGATGGCGGCGTCGCGGCCCCGCTCCCAAGCCTCTGCGTTCATAATCACTGTTTCAAACTTAGGCATCTCTGTCTCCCTTGATGAATGATTACTCGCTGATCCACTCAGCGATCTTGGCCTTGGCTTCGGTCAGGTTGCCGACGAAGGCGAAGCGGGTTGCGGAGCCAGTCTGGCGAACCTTGAGGCGAGCGCCCGAAGCGAAAACGGCACCAGCCTGACGAGTGATGGCGAAAACCTTGCCACCGTGTTGCGTCGTCCAGCCCTGAGTGCCTACCTTTTTGATTTCCATCTGCCTGTCTCCTTGTCCTAAAAATGTCCTACCCCAAGAAGATAAGGGGATATCGATACAATATCAATACCCCCAGATCATTTTTTTCACAGCACCTCAATCGCCCGGTGCGTGTACTTGTCGTGCTTGATCGCGCCTCGCTTCGCAAGCTGCGCTATCAGAGCGTGGGCCGCCGTTCGGGATCGGCCTGTCGCCTCGGCTACCTCCCGCACGCTCGGCGCGTATCCATAGCGCCTGATGTGCCGGGAGATATAGGCCAGCACGGTGGCCTGCTTCTCGGTGAGCGATACCATCACT